AACTGCAAAGAAGATTGCTATTCGTTATTGTAATGATAATGATTGTTTTGCTTATCTAATGATTGATAGTAAGAATATCAATACTTCAGACAAGGGTTTTGATGATCTTATTGCTGATGTTGGTGCTGATAATATTGTTAAGATTTCTCAGTTCAAGGATTTGATTAAGAGTAATAATCCTCGTAAAAACTCTACTCGTTCTGGTAATGGTAGAGTTAGCGACCAAGACGTATTCTTTATTCATGGAGCATCTAAAGATAGTGGAGCCATTAGTAATCCTTACAATGATGCTAGATACCTAAAGACACTTACACAAGACGAATTGGATAATTTTGATGATGAAGATGATATTGTGTATGTGCCTATTCTGCGTTATCAAAGCGACAATGCTTTTGCTAATGAGAAATTGCCAGATATTTCATCTATCAATAATCTGTTGAATAATGAGATTCTGTCTAGTCTTATTAAAGATATGATGGGCGATACCAAAGTCTATGCTATTAAGTCTAGCACTGTCAAGACATTGAAGGATGAAAAGAATCTTATTCTATTCAATGATTTCTTGAAAGAAAAACTCAAGACTGTTGTAAAAGATCGTTTTGAAGATGTGTCTAGTTACAATTCTATTGTAGAATTCTGCCGCAAAGAATTCAACGACAAAGACAGTAAAGCATCTCATTGGTATAATGAGGGCGATATTGTACATCAGTTCTCCTATCATATGCTTAATATTTTCCGTCTTGATTACAAGAAGTTTATTAAGAATACCGATATGGTTAAGGTTATTGATTCATATCTTGTGATGGATTATTTTAATCATACAGTACATATGAATAAGTATGATATTAATGCGTTTAAGAGTGAAGATTATTTCAAACACATCAATAATCTGCTAAACGATATTGGTATCTCATCTATTAATAGTAAGACCATTCGCTCTATTAATATTGAGTACAATACTTTGGTTTCGGTTTTGACTGCTATGTATGAGTCATCGAACAATACAGATCCTTATATTAAACTTTTTAAGTCTGACACTAATAAGATCAATCATGGTCTAAACAAGTTGTCTGATCTAAGAAAGACGGTTAAGACAGAGATTGACAACAACCCGATGGTCAAGTATATTATGGGGACTCATAGGGTTAATGGTCAAATTAGAGAATTGGGTGATAAAAATCCAATCTCTAATCTAAGCAGTACCAATCGTCACTATTATGGAAATAATAATGATTGGTTGAGTCAAATGAGCGATTCAAATATTGATTTGTTAAGGATTCAATTGAGTAGTTTGATTAAGTAATTTCACAGGTAATAACACAGGAGTTTAATTATGTCAGTTCCGTTTATGTTTGTTGATGGTAATCTTACGCTGGTACTTAATAACAAGAGTTATCAGGTTCTACCAGATCATATTAACTATAAGATGATTCTGGATATTCTTCCTACTGCATCGTCAGAGGAACTATTGAAGGTTGTTGATATTGAGAAAGCGGTCACTACATTTAGCGATGGTCTTGTTGAGATCAAGAATGGTCAAGTTACCTATGAGGGCGAGGTTGTTCATGGTAGTATCAGCAAGCGTATTCTTGAGTTTATGAGCAAGGGTCTACCTTTTCAGCCTCTTGTTAATTTTCTCAATAATCTAATGGAGAATCCTAGTATGCAGAGTCAAAAGGAACTTTATGATTTCCTTGAGCATGAACATCTTCCTATTACTGAAGATGGTCATTTCCTAGCGTATAAGGCTGTTAGGGGTGATTATAAGGATAAGTATCGTGGAGTGTTTGATAATAGTGTTGGTCAAGTTGTTAAGATGCAACGAGCAAAGGTGGACGATGATCGTGCCAGAGGTTGCTCTGATGGGCTTCATGCTGGTGCATTAAATTATGTTGCTGGCTATGGTAGTGTTGAGAGTGGCGACCGTATTGTTATCGTCAAGATTAATCCGAGTGATGTTGTTAGTGTTCCTAGTGATTGCAACTGTGAGAAACTTCGCACTTGCCGATATGAAGTAGTCGGAGAGTATCAAGGCGAACTACTAAAGCCATTGTACTCATCTAATTTTAGTTATGATGAACATGAAGAAGATGAGGAAGATGACTATAATGTAGATGATTCCTACTGGGATCAGTTTGAGGATGAAGAAGATGAGGATATGGATTGGAGCGATGATGATGAGGATGATGACGATCAGTATTGATTAGTCTGTTAGTATAAGTGTGGTAGTCTGGGGACTAGAAAGATTTTGTCTATTCTGATGGTTCGATTCCATCACCACCTTTTAAGGATTTATTATGCACGAACCATATGATGAAGATGACGGGTACGATGACGATCATTATGATTATGATGATAGTGATCAATACGATCCATACAAATTCTTTTTCAAATTTGATGTATCTGGAACACCTTTATCAGAATGGCTTCAAGATTTAATTAATCAAACATTTAATATAACAAATATTCCTGGCTTTCCTAGTGTTTCGTTTCCTGTGAATAGTTGGAATCCCAATACTGCGAAGGGTAATTCCTTCCAGTATTTGGGATCCAATTATCAAGGTAGCCAAATATGGAAAAAGAAATATTTTGTTTGTGATCCAATTGATAATGAATACAAACTACATTTACAAGCACACGCTAAACATTTTATACAACAACCAATCTACTATGATGGTTTGTTTGATATACTTAACTAGGAATAAATAATGAGTCAAGATTGGTTTGTAATAAAAAACATAGAAGAATTTACCGATAAAACAAGAGCAATCGTATATAATAATTTTGGTAAATGGGAATCGGAATCTTCAGTAGATCAAATGATAGATTCTATAAAAGACTCTGATAGATCAGATATAGATAAGGTTTTATCTCATCAAGAATCATTAGTCATTATCAAACAAACAGTAAAAAAACAAAAAAATAAAAAAACAAATAAACATAGATTTATCTTGAACGATGACCTATTTACACAAATAGTTTTGGATTTAAATTCAAGAATGATAAGCAACATATTAAACGATTTGGTACAAAAGGGTTTGGTGGAATCTGCTTTTGACACAGAATCCAACGACTTTATTTTTTGGGTAAAAGATGAAAACAAGAAAAATTTTGAACAACCAGAAACCGATTGAGTACGATATACATTTAAAATATCTTTGTAATCAATGCGGAGATTCTCACTGGCTATCTATTACTGAGGCTTCTACTAAAAAATTTAAGATTGTTTGTTATTGTGGTAATGTTTTTGGGGTTAAGAGAGTTAAAGATTTTGATCTCAGATACTTCAAAAAAAATAATTCTACCCAACAAAAAGATACAAACAAAGCCAAGGTAATATCTAACGATTTATTAGATCAGAGTATTGAAGTATTTATACAATACGGCTTTACAAAATCAGAAGCGAAAGATCTAATATTAGAATCTTATTCTAAGTCCCCAGCAGACAACCCTGCAACATTGGTTAAACAAACATTGGAATTATTAAGGAGTAAAAATGTCAGCTAATATTATTCGGCCATCTAAGTTTGAAGATATAATAGGTCAAACTGAAGTAATCAGTCGCCTAAAGATCATGGTGAGGGGCTGTTTAAGTTCAGACGGGGTGATGCCTCACATTTTAATAGATGGCCCTCCTGGCCTTGGTAAAACAACCCTGGCGAGTGCCATAGCCAACGAACTCAATACCAATCTATATACCCTTAATGCTGCTAACATTCGTAGTATTAAAAATTTACTACCATACTTAATGGGAATTGCACCAAGATCAGTTCTTTTTATTGATGAAATTCATAGACTACCAAAGATTGTTGAAGAATTTTTGTATCCGATAATGGAAGATTTTGTTCTCAATATTACCATCGAATCTAAACCAGAGTCTATTGATTTACCAATGTTCACTTTGGTAGGAGCAACTACTAGTGGTGGTAGTTTAAGTCAGCCATTCTATGATAGATTTACCATCAAAGAGCATTTATCTTTTTATAACCATGATGAGTTAGCCAAACTAGCGGGATCGAACGCAAAAAAACTCGGACTAATGATCTCTGACTCCGATCTTTTAGAAATAGCAAAAAGAAGCAAAGGAACACCAAGAATTTTAAATGCTAGACTACAATGGTATAAAAACTTTATGGCATATCATGATAATAAAATAAAAGATATAGATGTTGTTTTTAGTAGTCAGGGGATTGACCACAGAGGATTAGATGTGTATGATAGATTATATTTAGAAATTTTATCTAAGAACAAAGGCAATCCTTTGGGTTTAAAAAGCATATCTTCATTAACCGGAATTGCC